TGAATACTACATGAATACTACATGAATACAGGGGGGTCTAAATACGAGGGGGGTCTAAATACGAGGGGGGTCTAAATACGAGGGGGGTCTAAATACGAGGGGGGTCTAAATACGAGGGGGGTCTAAATACGAGTGGGGTAAATACAATACTAATCAGGAAAATCTTTTGATACTTTTCTATATACACCAGATACGTTATACTCAACGATTTCATCTATAGCAGTTTCATTAGCTAAATTTTGTTCGTATTCACTTAGCTCATATGAAGATATTAGTATGTTAGCTAAAACATTACTACAATGGTAACCAGATGCTACATCCCAAGTATACCAAGCTTTAAAATTATCAAACGGATTATGTGGATTATCAACTGTTGTCAGCATGGACATTATCATATATTCACCTACTTTTTGAAATAGTAGTAATACCCTTATAAAGTTTAAATTTTTAAAAACTCTATAAGAGTATTACCATTATTTAATTTTCATCATCTTCATCATCATTAACATCGTCATTTAAAACGCTATCTAATGATTTAATAGAAATACCTAATGCAGCAGCTACTTCAGCTCGAGTATAATTTGACCCTATCATAGTTTTAGCTCTATTTATTTTCGATGCGGAAACTTCTTTGATGGATCTTGGTGTTGCTAATTCTTTAACAACATCATTATCGGCTTCTTCTAAAATAGCTTTTAGTTTAGTTGTGGAAATTGCTCCTTGCTGTATAGCTTCCCATTCACTTTTAGTTATTTCAATTTGGTTTCTTTTGGCACCAGTCATAGCTCTGGCTTGTTCTAATGCTTGTTGCTTTATTTTTTTCACATCAGCTTTTGACATATTTGGATTAGCTTGTCTTTTTTGTGAAACATTAGCATTTGCTATAATTTGTGCTTGTCTTTCTAAAGGTCTATTTTTAACAGCTAAATATAACTTACTATCTAAAGATTTAACTTCATTAGCATATATTTTTTTAGCCGATTCAGACCATTTAATATTTTGAGTATCTAAAGACGCTAGTCTAGCCGAATTTGCCAAAGCTTTTAAACGGTTAGATTGTAAGGCGTATAAAGTTTCCATAGGCGTTCCCGATGATAATTTAAAGGCATCAGTTTCAACATCTAGTTTTCTAAGTCTTGTTTTAACTGGTTCACCAGTTCTCCAACTTATTCTTCCTGTATCAACATATACTTTTTCACCAGTTACTTTATCTATAGATCCGCCTTCTGACATTTTTCGTTCTTTTCGTTCTAAAACATAACCTGGTGATTTTGCCCTAGAAATAAGAGTACTCGAGCCGCCTTCTGGCTGATATTTTATTTGTAAGTCTTTTATTCCATTTACTATAAAAGACTCTTTATAATTTAATTTATGTTTTTCTGCGTCAATAACTACCATAGAGTGTCTCACAGCTCTTGCTAGTTCTACGTTAGGAGCTCCTTTGAGCGTCATGTCATTAATTAAATTAGATGCCCTACCCATTTCTTGCTGTGTTCCGGATGCAGACATTGGTTTCATTCCAGGATATCCTGGAAAAGTTGCTCCTGGGTCAAAATCTACCAATTCTTTAAGCGATGGTTGAAATCGTATTTTTCCTGCATTGTTCGGAATTACTAAAACAGTATCTCCATCAAAATCAGCACCAGATAACTTTTGCGCAACTGTCGGGTTGATACCAATGGCATCTCTAGCTTTACCAAGATTTCTTAAACCTTCTCTATTTGAATTATTTACAATTAATTGTGGTATTTCAAATAAACCAGCATGAGGAAATCGAAATAAAACAACTGTTTCGCCATTTAAATAGTTAGGAGCATAAACTTCATTATCTTTTAAAGTCTTAAGTGGTAATATAACATGTGTTGATTGTCTGGGTAAACTAGCAGCTTTTAAATGTACTGAAACATTATCACAACTTTTAGCAAATAATAATAATAGTTTTTGTTTTACAACTGGATTTGTTAAACTTAAAATTTCATTAAGTTCTTTTTGTTTTGTATCGTAGGTTAAATCGAGCTGTGATTTAGCTAATTTTGGCGATTGTTTAGATAGTACTTGAGGAGATATAGAGTTGTTCCATTTTGCCCAACGACCTTCTTCTCTTACTAAATTCATAACAGAAGTTATTACATCTTCGCCTTTTGCATTTTTAGTTGTAATCTGGCGCTCTATTAAAGTTCCAAATTCATTATCTTTATCTTCTTTTAAAGATTTTAATGCATCTAATTTATTGCCAGTATCTAATTTATTAGTATTAAAAAGTAAATCTACACCTTCAGGTAAATCACTTTTATACATAGCCATACCCTTAATGTAATGAGTCTGATCTACTTTAATTCTTACTTGGGCGTACATACTTCCGCCAATAGAAATATCATCTATTCCTGGTCTTACATAAATAACACCATCTGCATCTTTTCCTCCCATATCACGATATGCTATACCTAATCTAGAAGAGTCAAATGACATTGGTGGTAGTATACCAAACATAGTTCGGCCGCCATCATCAGTAAAATTACCGCGAATTTGTTGAATGTTTAGTTTATTTCGTTGCGCTTGAACCCATGTAGTTCCCGGAGGACATAAAACTTTGTACGTAGTAAATTTAGTTGTATTTGTAAGTTGTTGAACTTTTACTGGATGAACAACATATCCTTCATCTTTTAATTTAGCAACTGCTGCTTTAAGTTTAGTTTCACTTATACCAAGAGATAATTCTGCTCCAGTGCCCACATCTAAATATGGTTTTGTAAGCATTTGTTGTTTAAGAGCGTCAGATACATTATCTATAATATTTGTTTTATCAATAAGTCCTGGCTTCAACAAAGCTCTTACTGATGACTCATTCAAACCCATTCTTTTACCAATTGCAACATTACCAAGTCCTTTATCTTTAAGCCTTTGAGCTTGAGATATGGCACTTTGTTTTTGCTCTGCTCTAGCAACTGTTTTTGCTGCTCGTAAATCAGTAGTTGATATACCAATTGTAGCAGCTATTTTTGTTTCGGAATATCCAAGATTTGTTCTTAAATTTTCAATATAACTTAAGAAATCTCGATTTCTAGTTGATGCATTAGATGATGATCCCCATGGATATCTACCTGATTTTCTTAAAATGCCGTAATGAGCTAAATGTTTTTCTTCCAAATACATTAAAACCCTCCATTTTTATAAGATTCAATCTTTAAATCAAAGTCTATAATTGTTTTTATCAATTTTAAAATATAATCTGGTTCTGCTTCATAGTATGCTATAGCATCGTTTTGGTATATTCTAAGTTCTATTTGAATATCAAAAGGATCAATAGAATATTCTAAACAAAATAAAGCAGCGTATACTTGTAGTTGCATATGACTAGCCGGCGTAATGCCGGTTTTTAAATCGCTTATTTTAAGTTTGTTATTTCTAAAAGATATAGCATCAGCATGTCCAAAACAATTCTCTGAATAATATAATGGTACTTCAGTAAACATTTTATAACCAATAACATCATTGACATACATGTTTAAAGTTTTTTCTGATTTAGGTAGTTTAATTCCTAACTTAACTGCTTCATGCGCAAAATTGTGAAGATCTGTTCCGCGTTTAGCAGCCATAGCTGTAAAATATCTTTGCTGTAGTTTTTCATCAGAATAATTCACCCAATGGTAATTACTTGGACTTAAAAACGCATGTAGTCCTTCTAATTCTGGTCTTCGATTAAACTCCATAACACCTCAATCTTTATAATACTTTTAGATCGCCCCATTTTCTTTTACCAAATTCATGACTTACCGAAAATACTAACAAACCGTCAGCGCTATGCTGGCCTGTCATTTCTTCATACCATGCTGAACCTGGGTCTTGCGCTGGGCATTGAAACCAAGTCCGACCACTACTTTCGTCTATCATTAAATGGTGATAATGACCAGTTACTAAAATATCAGCATCGTGAACATCGCCACGCCCTAAGGCATGACCTTTCCACCAATTCATAACTTTTGCTCTTGGGTCTTTACCAGATCGTCCAGCATGAGAATGTGTTAAACCAATTACTATACCTGGTTTGTCTTCTTCGACACAAGCTTCAAAAGTTGCAGATAAATTAGCGCTTGTTTTAACTATAACATTATCATATCTTTCTGGGTTTCCAGCTAAAATATCATTGATGTTATCAAAGACAGCTAAGTCATCATTATCTGTAAATGTTGTAAAGGCTTTACCATTAATTCGGTTTTCTCCATGATTACCGGGAACTGCTATCAAATATAAATTGTCACACATTAAAAATAAAGAATCAACATACTGTAATAGAAGTCGACGAACGACTTGCATCTGTTCTCTTCTATCAAGGTCTGTTTGAAATTGTTGCATAGGATAGTGTCCTGCGCATTGTTCTACTAAGTCGCCCATACCTAAAATATAAATGTTTGTAGGTGCTCTGTTTAACTTTTTTAAATCTTTAATGTGAGCCACTAAACTAAATAAACTATTCATTATTCTGTCAACAGAACCAGAAGATCCGTCGTTTTCGCCTTTACCAATTTGCCAGTCACTAACGCAAACTATTAAATCATATATACCATCTTGTGATAGTTGACTTTTTTTTGGTTTTGACTTTTTTTTTATAACTTCAAATAATTGGTTTACATCTAAAGATTCTTCTGCATTTTTTCGTAAGGTTATATTTGCTTTGTAGTATCGCATTCGTTTGACATAAGTAACTTTTTCGTTACCTGTTCCTTCAGATACGTTAGCGTCCCATCCACGAATTTGAATTGTGCTTTGATCTATAGCGACTAAGTTTGGGTCTAATCCCCAATCTTTTATTAATTCATCCCATAAAGTAGAATATAAAACACGATCGTCCTCCATGTGAGTTGTTAAAACTCCATTAATACCATTCCACTCAATGGATGGTTCCCAACCTTTTGGGTGTTCGTGAATTCTTTTTATTTTAGCTTTTTCAATTATGTTATTTTCTAAAGCTTCTTCT